CCCTTCGATGATAATAGCGCCTACAACGTAATTAACGCCTTCTTCTTGCGCTTTGTTTTCGAAGTCTTCGTTTAAGATACCGAATTGGTCGTGCGTAGCTTTATCCGCAGAAGTTACGATTTCAAAGTAACCAGTCGCTTTATTGCGTGCTACTAATGATCCTACGGGTACGATTCCTACCGGTAATGCAGATGATTGAAACGTTGCGCCACCGTGTACGTATTGAACGTGTTCTGATGCTAAAATGTTTTTACCGCCTCTGAATTCAGTACGGCTCGTTTGTAATGAATATGCCATTTATATTGCTCCTTTTTCGTTTATATTTCGTTTACAGAACGTTAATTAACGCCCTAAACGCTTAAATAAATCTCTTCCGAAATCATCGTCGCCTTTTTGCTCTGATTCTTTCTTATCGCCGAAACCGGCGTTAGGGTCTTTATATGCCGCTTGCTTTGCTGCTACGAAATCGTTATATACGTCTTCAATCGCCGTATCTAATTCTTCGGCAGTCTCCGCAAGTTTATCGACATACTTCGAATACTTGATAACTTCTTCGCTAGTTAAACCTTTCGCAAGTAACTTCGAATTAATCGACTGCTCACGTTCAGCTTTCGCTTTTTCTGCACGCAATAACTCGATTTCTTCGTTAGCCTTATCGAGCAGCTCTTTATACTGTCCTTGCTCTTCTAGGCGAGCCTTTTCTGCTGCTTCGTCTGCGTCCTTCTTAGCGCGGGCTAATCGGTCTTTTACGATACGGTCGATATCGTCTTGCGTAAATTTCTTTTCTACTTCTTGCTTATCCGGCTTATTCACGCCATCTGCATCGTTACCTAAATCGTTATCATCGATGTCAGATTCGTTAGGATTGCCGTCCTCCTCCGAAAAGAATTGTAAGTTTAATCGTAGTTTATCTTCCATTCAGTTACCTCCGTTTTAACTCCGTCGAGTATAATATCCGTTTCTTTTATCGACTTAACGTTCGGTCAAAATCCGTTTATAATTCGTCTTCTATCGGCTTTAATACGTCAACTTCGTTATAGTCTGTCTTAGGCAGTTCATACGTAGCAGATTCGCCATACGGGTCAGACATCTGCATAGCACGCATTCGTTCGTCTTCAATCTCGGTCATCTTATCTTCCGGAGATTTAACGCCTAGACGCTGCATACCATGTTTATGCGATTCAAGTCCGCCTTCAATCTCTTTAATGATTAAATCGACCATATCCGCTCTATCGTCCGGTAATGGTAATACGAAGTTCATTTCGGTTTCAAGTTCGTCTGTAACCTTATTGATCGTTTCTATGTCGTACCTAAACTTTTTCGTCGTAGTACGTTTCTGCAAGTATAAAAGCGATTTAAGGAATAGTTCGCCAAAGTCGCGATTCCACATCAGCCATTGCTCTTGCGTTTCTTGAATGATTTCTTGGTATAGCACCTGTAACGCTCTATCGTTCATACCACCGAAGTTTAACTCGGTAGGGGTTATTTGCGGAATACCGTTTAATTCGTGTAATGCAGATTTAATTCGGTTATATTGGTCTTTAAACGTTTCTTTCCATTGAAACGTCGTCTCGATCGTTTCAACGTCTGCTGCGTGATTAGCGCTACTGTTAATCTTTAGTAAAGCACCGGGAGCAATCTGTAAATCGGTATCAGCCGTTAAGTCAGCGTTCTTAATAACGGTCATACCGAACATCTCGAATTTAAGCGAGTCGCTTGCGTCCTCCATCATACTGTTTAGCAGTCGTGTTAACACTTTCATATCTTCTACGTCTTCGAAATGCGAAGATTCAGTAGCAAGCGAATGTATATCGAATGTAACAACGGGAACGAAATCAAATCCTAAGTAAGTCTTAGGCGTTATCGTTCGTTTAACGGTCAAGTCTTCTCGGAATACCACTTCGTCAAACCAACACTCGTGATCCTTATCGGGGTCTAATCGGAAGGACTGACGTACGTATTGCGTTTTATCCGGATCGTCATCGTCTTCCTGCGGGATAACAATGTCACATCCGATAAGTTCGTTAAATCCGTCTTTCGAATAAACCGGGAATACTTCGGTAGCCTTATGCCATATCCAGTGCATACGACCCGTTCTATCGTTATAAACTAACTTACACGCAATACTACCGGCAATCAGTCGTTCACGCGCAAGCTGCATTTTAGTCGAATCCATTTCGTTATCTTTCCATAAACGATATAAAATCTTTTCTACGTCTTTTGCGAAATCAACGTCTGACTTATCGTCACTAACCGGCACGACGTTAATACCGTGATTACCGGCCATCTGCCACCTTGATTTACGCTTTATAAACGCCTTGAAGTAGTTCGTCCAGAACTTCGACGGCTCATAGTCTTTACCGTCCCACGAATCGTCGTCAGTCGCGTATATGTATTTACCGAATTCGTCTATATCCTGCTTACCGTTATAGTAATCGTAATTCGCTTGAATATTGTTAATGCGTTCTATTTCACGCTTTCCTAACGCAGTCTCGATAGGGCGCTCTAATAGTTTCTCCACCGTATCGGGCGTTAGTATATTATAATCGGGTACAACCACGTAGCATTACCTCCTTCTTCCGTATCTGCGAGTAAAGTTCGCTAATCTATCTTGGCGTTCTTCCTTCGCAGTACCCTTAGCTTTAGCGTAGTAGTTACCGAGTGTCTCGATACTCCCGTTGCTTGCTTTCGTGGCAATGCTATACGCCATTTCAGTCGCATCGACCATATCGTCGAAGTCAACCATCGGATATTTCTCGTACTGTTCGAGCAAGTCCGTCTGTGATCGCATAAAGCGTATCCTACCGTTTTCTGTATCGGGAGACATCGCTTCAATACGCAGTTCCTTACGAGTACGCTGCTTAACCGCAATCAATCGGCTATGTGCCGGATAACCTAAATCGGTCAATCTGTCGCTTAATGTGTCAGCGAAGAATTCCTGCGCCATCTGCGCCTCTACCGCCATATTCGTATACTGAAAACGTCTTACCTTATCGACTATAACTTCGAGGAATTCTTTCGGGTGTACACGCTTATTGAACACGTCAACAACGTAGCACACATCAGTCGCTTTATTTTTCGCAATAGTAACGATAGCACTATAGTCGCCCTTCTCCTTTCCCATCGCAAAGTCAATACCGCAATAGAAATCGTAGTTATCATGATTAAACGTCATGTTCTCGTCAAAGAACGTGAATCTATCGATTTTAAATATCTGACGCTCTTCATCGGTAGGCTCGTTTTGGTACTCCTGCGTAAAGGACTTAACGCCCATATTCGTTAATCGGATCATAAAGTCGTAGTACGTCCAATACTCGCCCCAAAGCAGTTTAGTGCCTTTCAGCATCGCCTCTTCGTTTGCGTCGTAGAACGCCCTAGCGTCTTCCTGCGCGGTCTCACTATCGGCAAGATATATGCGTCGCCATTCGTCCCAAAGTTCGGTATTGTCGGCAAATCTTTCTACGGCTTTGTATCGTCTGCTCTTAAATCGTCTGTCCTTACGGATAACGATATCGAGCAATGAATCGTAGCAAAGAATAGTTCCGACATATAACGCAATACCTTTAACCTTATCCATCGCAGGCAGCGCCTCTTCGTTAAACCAATTTCGCATTTTAGCACGCTGCTCTTTCGTATTAACGTCTTCTTCGCCTTCTAGGTCGTCGAATATCATTAACTGCGGACGAGTGTTACCGAAACGCATACCACGCATCTGTCCGCCTGCACCACGCGCCATAACCTTAACGCCGTTAGAAGTAACGTACTCCTCTTTATTATCGATATCATTCGATGCAGGTCTTTCGTGCAAAATTCGTCCGTAATCGTCGATTAACTTCTGATTAAACTTTAACTGACGGTTGCCCCACTGAATGAACGCTCCTGCAACCGTTACTGTCTCCGATAATACGACGATAAACGTTCTATGCTTATATACGGCTTGATGTATCGGGAATATATTCGATCCGTACGCCGTCTTCGCATGTGAACGCGGACACGCCCAAGCGATATTGCTATCGGCTTTATTCATCGCAATATCAGATAGCATGGCGCTAAACTCATGATGGAATGCCGACATAGTTTCGTAATTAACTCCGCTAGGAATTAAGTTCTCGTCATTCTCCGGATTAGCATCGTCTGAAAAATACTCAACCGCAAACCTAGCAACATCGAATTCAGACGAGTTAATACGCTCTAACTGTTCTACCTGCTCATCTACGGTAACAAACCGTTCCATGTCTACCTGCGTTGCCTGTCCGCTTTTAATCAACTCGTACAGCAGTTCTAACTCGGTTTCTAGTAGCGACTGTATCTCTAAACGTTCTTCCCTCGGCAGTAAGTAACCGTCTTCGCCTAGCGCCATATTAGTCGGATTCATTCGCATTGTCCTCGTGTTCTAATACCGGCTTAGCGTCGTATACAGTCTTTCTGCGCGCCTCTAGTTTTGCTATACGATCTTCAAGCGAAGATGCACCGAGTTGCAGATTAATCGTACTGCTTGCGCTTTTAGTTTCGGGCAGCCAATCGCCGACCTTCGCCATTAAGTCGAGTTGTTTCGTTGATAAGTTTTGGCCGCGCTCTAAGTTCGTGATTAAGGTCGCAATAAAGTCGGGCATTGCTGCCTGTAATCGCAAACGAGACAGATGCTCTAGGTACGCTAAGAACGCAGGGTCTTTCTGCCAATTGCGTATCGTTCTATCGGTTACACCAACGGCCTCTCCGAGTTCCTGCTGCGATAGTTTCTTAACGTCTTTAGCGCTCCTGCGGTGGATTGCGTTTTCAACCATCAACTCCGCAACCTCTTTCTGCTTTTCCGATAAAGTATCAAAGCTAGACATCGCTATCACGCGGCGCTACGTTAATTATGATTTTGCTTATGTCGTCGTCTCCGTCGTATGCTTTCGTACTGATACCGACTATCACACGTTTCTGATCGTTCAGTAATTCGTTAATATATTCAAGAATCGCTTCTTGGTCGATTATTTCGTTCATTTTCGCCACCCCTTTTATACCGTCTGTATGACGTTTAATCCGGCATACTATCCGTCGTGCCGTTCGACATTCGTTTATATTTCGTTTTCATTTACGCAATAATACGTTATGATATACGCAAAGGAGCGATCATTAATCGGTTAGATTATTCAGCGCCTCTTTATATTTAATACGTATATATACGGTATATAACGTTCTTATACGCAATAACGTATGTATACGTTCTATAACGTTTTATTACGCAATAGAGTATTTATTGCTTAATCGTTATTCTCAAGATTAGCTTTGCTAATCTTAAATCAATTACTTTGTAATTGATTTATATATGCGTTTGATAACGTTTATTAACGATATAACTTATAGCGTTTTTAAAGCGTTATTAATAACGGATATATATGTATAGAGCGGTAAGCCCTCATTATAAGGGCAGTCGAAAGGACATGAAACGGACATTTGTAACACAATTGTAATATTAATAACATTTATTTACATATTATTTAACAGTTATTGGTATTTATATTACGTTTACGTTACAATTATATTACGGTAATGTTACGTATACCAACGCGGCCATTCATAATTTCCGTATAATATCGTACATTATTGCGTATATTATTCGTGTTTATGTCCGTACATATACGCCTGTAATCGTTGATATTATGCGATTCTACTGCGTTAATTTACTTACGCAGCAATACCGTATATACTGCGATCATAAGGTACGCAAAATCGGAACTATTCGGAACTTTTTGCGCTACTTTTACGCTATTTTTACGGGTTATAAGCGAATAAATACCGTCTATTTTGCGTGTATTTAGGGCGTAATTGGACGTTTTTCATCCGGGAATAGTATCGGTCATTTTACGGAATATTGACGTAGAATAGCGTGTATTTAGCGCTCTTTCGGCGTGTATTCAGCGCTGTTTTACGGATAATACGTATAAATATCGCAGAATGATCGCGCGCCAT